TAGGAATAATTGCATAACAGAGGCATGATCCACTGGGTCAGTTGACTCAGTCATCATCTTTGTTAAAGCAGGACTAGCTAAGACAAATGCCTGAAAATCAGGATCTTTGTCTATCTCTCTGTAGTCCTCCCCTACGTTATCCACCATGTAATCCTGATGATAACTTAGGAACTGCTGATAGTTATTCTCCTTATTCTGTTCTTCTAATTGCTTTATACGTTCCTGAGCCTGTATGGTGGCTTCTTGCATGGTAGTACCCTGCTTCGCCATCTCATGCTGGATCATCTTCTTAAACGTAGAAGAAAGTTCAGAGAACTCCTCCATTGTCTCTTTATCTGCCTCATTGAAGAATTTATCAGCATCAGCCGGATCAGCAGGGGGTGTTTCCGGTTCCGAAAGCCCTTGCCTTACATTGGCTAATACTTGTTCACGTTCAACATCTCTGAGCCTAAACTCATTGAGTGTTTCACGCATTCTGGCAGATTCTTCATTCCTCTTATGAAACTCACGCTCCAAATCCTTGTAGCGTACTTCATAATCATGCTGTGGTTCTTCAGGCTCCTCGTCAGCTTCTTCCTCAACATTACCATCTTCCTCCTCCTCTTCTGATTCAGATTCCTCTTCTTGAGGGGTGTCTTCTTCAGTAGAATCTTCAGATTCTTCAGATTTTGCTGGTTCTTCTGATTCTTCGTCCTGTTCCCAAAGTTCTTCATCAGAGGCTTCAATATCTTCAGCCTCTTCTGCTTGTACCTCTTCTTCTGACATATAACTCCTCCAATGTCCCGATTAAACGGATTGGTTAAATATTTGCCCTTTCCTTACGGTGTAAAGGCGGTAAGTAGTTTATACTACTTTGGTTCAGCAATATCAAGCATTTCTTGCCATGCTTGTATTTTGCCAATACTTACATTATGCCTAGATACTGACTCTTGGTCAACTAATTGTTTTGACTTTATTATATCATAAGCATCTTGTATTCTTTTTTCAATCATTTCTTTGTAAAGTTGCCAACCCGGAGATTGACTTAACATCGCTAATACATCATTGCGGGGCATTTTCAGCAAACTCCCTTTGTTGAATATCATGTGCAGATGGGCCTCCCTGTAGTCTCTCATATGCTGGCCCTGCTTGTGTTGGGTCTTCAGGCATTTGGCCTCCTTGTTGCGGAGGTACTTCTCTATTTTCTTGGGGTTGATTTTGTTCTTGACGCTGAATCTGTTCCTGTAATATCTCTTGCTGTCTTTGATTCCCTTCTTCAGTTCTTAATCTTGCTCTTCGAGATTCCATCATCATTTCTTCTTCTTGTAGAATTACACTCTTACCTGCCAGATTAGGAGGTTCTTCTACTACATTACCTTGTTTAATTAATTCTAATCGTTCTTGCATTTCCAACTTCCGCTGATCCTCGGATATACTTTGTTTTTCTTCCAAGGTAGCTTTATTTTTTTCTATAACAATAGAAGCCTGTGTCTGTTGTTGAATTTGCTGTTGTTGTAATTGTGCTTGTTGTTGGGCTTGTTGCATAGCCGCTTGTTGCTGAGCCTGAGCTTGCTGTTGTATTTGTTGTTGCTGTGCCTGCTGTTGTGCCTGCATTTCTTGAGTTACTTCTTCTTCTGTCTTTACAACCTTATCCGGCTCCATATTAAATGCCCTGAGTAATGGTCTTGTGAATGCCTCCTGCTTTAAATACTGCTTAACTTCCGGCATCTGACCAACAACCTGTAGAAAATTGATAAGCTGTGTATTATGCACTTCCTTAGCTACGTACTGCTCATATCCAGTTGATATAGCCTCATAGTCCCCTTTGATTGACATATCGGTTGAGTCTACCATTAACCAGCGGTATACTGCACTGATATTTTTAGTGATCATTGTAGATACTGACCGTACTACATCTGCCGTCTGCCTGTTAGCATTGGAATTAAGAATAGACATACCTGTAGCTGTCTTAGTCTGTGCAGGTGACATATCACCATACCCTATACTGGTCTGACCTGAATCTAAGTCAGCTTCACGTTCAAGTTGCTGTATTACTGAAAGAAGTCCGTTTGTTACATCTGGAATTTGTACTGAACTGAAGGAGTCTCGTACTGAAGCACCCGGTTTTACTCGGAACTGTTTGCCCGGATATATCTGTTCTGTATCAGTACCCGGTTCAAATGCATTGGGATCTATCACTGTTAGGGGAGCCGCTGATAGAGATTTCCCCTCTACCATCATTGCATATGAGAAGTTTAGGATCGCTTGTGCATCCCTAATTGCATAGTATATACCATCGCCCCATATTGATTCTGGATTCTTTTGCCAGTTACAGAAGTGGAATGGTAGGGTGTCATCAAACGGATTCTCTGCGATCTTAACAACTTTATCGCCTATAACAGTAATTACAACAGGTAGTACATCTGGGATATCTTCTGAGTCAATAGGTAAATGTCCCTCTAAATCTTTACCATCTAACCGACCCCAAAACTCTAAAACCTCAAACTTCTTTAATCTTGAAGCTGATGTCTCATTAAATTTTTTAGGATGCTCACTGTCGTCCCATCCATGAGCAAGACCAATTTCATCTTTTATAACCGTATCAAGTGCACCCGGTATAAATCCTTCTGCTGTCTTAGCAAGTTTTTTGAGTTGTATCTTACTAAGGAATGATCTTTGGATAACATAGTCTGCATCCTCTGCACTTGATGCTTCTGGTGATGGGAATATATTCCATATACTTACAAATTTACAAGTCGGCATTAACTCTGATTCTAGAAACGATTCAATCGCCACCATATTATCAGGGGTTGTTACGGTTGTATAAACTGGGAAATTCTTATGCTCTAAAGAAATACCTTTTGTACAGCCTGTCCCATAAAGACAAAGTTCATGTATAGCATGTTGGACTTGTTCATTATAGTTAGTCCTCTCTAGTATATCCCTAATCTTGAACTCCATCTGTTTACTACGTTCAAGAATTGCGTCCTCTAATAAATCAGGTCTGTCTGGGGGTGCTTGTATATCTGGGGGGTAGAACCTTGGCTTGCGGGAAGGGGTAATACTGAACGGTACCTTACCGTCTTCAAATAGCAATGTGTTTATCTTGATCTTTGCTGAATTAACCTTACGCCGAGTCTGATTAACAAAAATTCCTCTTTCACTAGCTAACTCATGCGCTTTTGATATTTTAGATGGATATTTCCCCCTATATGCATCGTATGCCTCTAACCAATGTTGTTCGTGATCTCTGCGATATTCTCTTGCTTCTTCAAATTTTTCTTGTATTACTTTAGCAAAATCATCTACGTCTGTTTCAACTACCGTTACCTCTAATGCTTGAACTATACCTTCTTCTGGTAGTCCTTGTTCTTCTTCATATTGGGCCATTTAAAACTCTTCTAGTCTTTGGGTTCTAGGTTAATATCTATAATATCACCATTATCCATTGTAAGTATATACTTTTCTTCTTCATCTATATGTTGGGATAATGTCTCCACCATCTTTGACATTGATAGGCATAAGGTATGTACCATAAGGCCGCCAAGATGGGTTCCAAGGTTGCGGTGTGCGGCATCAACCAAGTCCTCTAGTATTGGTTGTACCTCACCTATAAAGCCTTCCTCATTAATCACATTGCCAAATTCAGCACGAATTACTTTACCCATAATCATAACTGAGAAGGTTGGTAGAACCTTAGTTCAGGTTTCATATATCTCCTACTAATATTCCTATCCCATTCTGTCATTGCTGGAAACATCTTACAACCAAAACATGCTATAGCTAATGCCATAACACAGTCATCATGGCTACCAGATTGGGCCGCCATCTTACCGTTAGGTAGGTTTACAAATGTCTGTAGCTCATCCAGAACCTTGGGGCTTTTAATTTTTATTTCATTTTCTCTGATTAATTCTTTAAGGTAATCAATTATAAGGGGTTTGGATTTGACTGTTGTATGAAACCCTAATTTTCTTGCCGATCTACTTGACCTTTCGTCTAAAATCTTTTCAGAATAAATGTCCGGGTATATATGTATATCTGATAGAAATTTTAAAGTTACAAGTCCATGATTGTTTCTTTCGACAAGTAGTTTCGCATTATTATACCATTTTCCCAAACTTGCAAGTTGCCATGCAAATAAATCAGGATCAATTTTAACCCTCAACGTGGCAACCTCATCCATTGAGGTAGCATCCAATACTACTGCAACACTCCAATCCGTGTCCCTACCTACATCTAACCCCTCTGAGACATCCGCTCCTATACGGTATTCCTTATTTGGTTGTGGCCTTTGCCATACCTGTAACTCACCATCATCCATAGATTCTATTACATATCTCTCTCCTCCTCGTTCTTTCCAAGATTGCACAGGTATATGAAACCCCTCTGACGGTCTTTCCCTTTGTAACCTTTGTGAAATTAATACTTGGTTACTGAGATTGTCCGCATGGAAGACCCCCCTACCTGTCGTTACAAATGCCTCCCTAGCTGTAGTTGGGAATTCTTGATGAAATTTTCTAAGGTCATTCTGACATTGAGTCTTAATACATTGCCGCCTCCAGTTTAAATTTTCTAGGGTTATATCGAACTTCTTTGTCTCTTCACCTAGGTCATACTCACAGGAAATATCGACTAATGCTAGTTCTGAATCACCACCATATCGTTTATCCTGACCCAGTTCCTCCTTAAACTGTTCCCTCTCTTCATCTGAATCAAACGGTTTGGAGTAGTGGCTATATATATACCAAGGAAAGAACACACTCTCCCATCCTGAATTACCCTCTGCCGCATCCCAGTACATATCATGGAATACACCGCCTACACCCTGAGCAGTTGATTCTATAACTGCCTCTGTCTCAAATCCCTGTACTACACAATTTAATAATCCTAGTAAATAATCCTCTCCTGAACCTGACCACGATGCTACCTCACTACAATGTAAATAGTCTATCTTACTTCCACGTACCTCCCGACCCCCTACTGTAGATAAAGAGTAGGAGGAATTTAGACCCCCCTCCTCACTTCCCCAATGTAGGTCACGCCTGCCACTATATTTAAGTTGTGGTTTTATTTCTTGTGGTAGGTTTTGTTCCATTGTCCGGGTCATCCCAAACATGACATCCGTAGCCGCCTTACTATGGGTGGTGATCTGTACCACCTTATTATGGTTCATTGCGGCATGACGGAAGTACCGCCCCTGTACATAGGTGGATATGCCAAACCTGCGAGCCTTTAAAACAATCATCCTAACATGGTTATGCTCGGCTAACTGTCTCTGCATCATAGAATGCATTATAGTCTGTACTTCATTGAGTTTAAATGGAATTAGGTTCCCTGTTCCAAACTCTTGTATTTTTAAACAATTATTAAAATAAAGTAGAGGATTAGCCTGTAACTTGTGTATAAGCTCTATTATCTCTTGTTCTTCCATGTCTCCTTCTGGATTGTAAAATATGGTTATAATACGTTGCTAATACTAGGTTTGTGATATAGTGAGTAACAAAATAGTAACAATTATGCCACATATTATAACGTCTCCTTAAGAAGTGGCGACCCCACCGAGGTACTAGGGGGTAGCGGAGTCGCCTAGGGCTGGAGACTAAGCCCCAATTAATTCTAACCCTATAATATATAAATATGCAAGTGTGGATAAATGCCTCTAACTACTTTATGTAATAATAGGGGGCCGTGGAGTCCGGTGGGGGTGGGGGCGCGATCAGACCGAGGAGCAGAAGGAGGTGATTTCCAGCTACAAAAAAAGGTAATATTTTCAGATACTCCTATACTTTTAACAGTCCAGAACTAACCTACCTTTAGTTGTATTTTTTACTGCCAGAACTAAGGCTATTATAATTGAGTAATTTTATCTTGAGAAATAGTTACTTGTATACTTTTAATTGATAGTAATTTCAGGAGGTTGTGGAGTTATATCTTTAGTGTTAGTAGTCTGCGTTAGTAATGACTCAAACGTATGCTTAACTTGCATGGTCTTAGCTGATGGTGTTAGGTTTAAAGTCTTGCCGATCAACTCCAATGATTTTAGTGCAGTTCCTAGTTCCTCCGATGCCAAGGCTTGCTGAAAAACTCCTTCAATTTCAGATACTAAGCGTGCCTTGTTCCATCCTGAAGATTTAATCTGAAATTTCTGATGCCTCTCTATTTCTCCCTGAATAGCACCATTTTTCAACAACGAAGCATTAGCATTGTTTGCTGTACTTTTAGAGTATCCTGCACTAAGTGCTGAACCTTTAGCGTTTCCAGTTTCGATGTAATACTGCACAAACCTAGCTTGTTGCGGATTTAGATTATCTTTCATGTTACCAATTTAAAAA